GCCTTTATTAGAAGGTAAAAGATATTTAATTAAAAGACGTCCAACACTTAATTTAGTTATACCTAATCAGGAAAGACTTGGTAGGAAATTACCATTTCATCAGGGTATATTTTATAAAAATGGTAGAGGTCAAGGTACTATATGGATGCCATTAACAAGAGCGTATGATACTAACTCTATGTATGTAGTCCCCACAGATAGTTCTAGAAAAATTACAAAGGCACTAATAGAAGGTCAATGGGATCAGAAAACATTTGAAGATACATGTCTAGAAACTGCCTATCCAGTAGATTTAGAGGTAGGACAGGCACACTTATTTCATCAAGAAATACTACATGGTAATGTGAATAATGAAACTGATATTACTAGAATGGCTATAGATTGGCATGTTTTAATAGAAGGAGAAGAATTTGGAGGTAGACTTCCTGGCGGATTCTTTAGGTTACCTAATGATACAGAGTATAGAACAATAGATCATACAAATGATGTCTGTGTAGGATATATAGGTAATAATACAAATTATGATAAAGATATTCCTCTTAACTTACAAAGAGATGCAGTTCGTTTATTCTGCAAAGAACATAATATACCTAATAATATGATGCAGGTTGAAAATGAATATCTACATTGGATGCCAATATTAGAAGATTTGCTAGAATCAAAAATAGATGTTATAGTTATGCATAGTATATATTCTTTGCCAGATGCTAGACGTAGAAGAGAATATTTAATGAATTTAGCACTAAGAAATAATATTACTATGTGGTTTGCTAATGAAGAGTTTTGTTTAAGCAATGAGTCTGAGAAACAAAAAATTAATACATATTTAAACTTTGGATATAAGCAGAAAGGGTGGTTACCGTGGGAAACATGATATTACAAGAAACTAGTATAGACTATGATTTATCCTTTATATATAATATTGAATGGTTTAACTATAAAGATCCTCTAAAAGATATTATGACTCATCAATTAAAAGAACTACATGCACCATATGGAGGTATGCCCTCTAGCTATACAGATGAAAATACCATCATATATCAAAAGTTCTTATCTAAGTCTGAAATAGATTATGAGATTCTAAGTCAACAAACAAATATAGAGATACATACTGTATCTGTAATAAGACAAAGACCAGGAAACTGTATACCTCTACACATAGATAGATTCTATAAATTAAGACAAATTAAACCTAATGGAGAGCCTGTTAGAGCTAATATTTTTATAGAAGATTGGGCAGATGGGCATATACTTCAGTTTGGAGATGAAATAAAATGGAATTGGAAAAAGAACACGGGATGGATATTTAATGAACATGTTCCTCATCTATCAGGCAATTGCGGTATGCAAGACAAATATACCCTACAACTATCAGGATTTTTTAAGTAATGGCAATTAGATATACAAATCTACCAGATAATAAAAGTAAATCTTTTGGCGGAGCTTACAGTGTACATGACAGAGAGCTAACATCTTATAGAGATGAAACTATAAGAATGTTTACTGTTAATAATAATTATACAGAGAAAAACGCAGAGATAATTAAACAAGACTTTTTACAAACATATAAGCAATGGATGTTTAGCCATTTTCCAAGAGTTAATGGAGTAGAGCAATATACTCATATGTGTTTTACACAAGGAACCACAGAATCTTTTGCACAGTTTTATATTAGATATAGAGATAATCATAGACTACGAATAGCAAAAGGTGAATATTTCTATAATCAAATGATGAAATCATTATGGTATAGCGATAACTTTGCTTGGTTAGACGATGAACCTATTAAAGAAGGTGATGTAGTATTATTAAGTGTTCCTTTTGCTGATACAGGTGCAGTGCCTAGTGGTCTTGAAAAAATATTGTGTGATTGTGATAGGCTAAAAGTGCCTGTTATGTTAGATTTAGCATATCTTAACCTAGCAGTAGACATGTCATTTGACTTATCTCATCCTTGTATAGAGTATGTGGTGTCATCCCTATCTAAAGTATTTCCTATAGAGAATCATAGAGTTGGTATACGTTTACAAAAAGAACCTTTTGAAGATCAAATATATGTGATAAATGAATATAACTATAATTATATTAATTTACTAAGTGCATATATTGGAACTGCTATGATGAAAAAGTTTTCAGCTAATTATGTGTTTGAGAAATACCATAATAAACAATTAGCACTTTGTCAAAAACTTGATTTAGTACCTTCCTATTGTGTATATTTTGGTATAGACTACTCTGGACGCTTTAGAGAATATAACAGAGGCGGTAATGGAAACAGGTTATGTTTTTCAAGAATCTGGGACGGAAGAATGAAGTATGAGTTGTAATAATGACTGGGATGAATTAGAAGAAATTATAGTAGGAACTGCTGACTACTCTAAAATACCTGAGCTTAATATAAGTATTCTAAAGTGTATGTTCCCAGAATATGAAGAAGAATTTCTTAAATCAAGTGGTGCAATAGGTTTTCACCCTCAACGAATTATTGATGAGCAGAACGAAGATTTAGAAATATTAAGTGATACTTTAACACAGTTGGGAGTAAAAGTTCATAGACCAGATACAAAATATGCAGAAGCATATACAAAATCTCCTACATGGGAGGGTAAGAATTGGCAACACTATTCTCCTAGAGATCTAACATTAATTGTAGATGATATGATTATAGAAACACCCACACCTTTATGGAATAGACAATTTGAGACATGGGGATATAGAGATATATTTACTAAATTGTATAATGAAGGATATTCTTGGATAAAAGCACCTATCCCAATTCTTTTTGAGGAAAACTATAAAGAAGATACTAACGGAGTACCTTCCTTAAACAATGAAGAAATTCTCTTTGAAGCAGCTAATTGTGTGAGGGTAAATGAAGATATACTTTACCAAATATCTAATACAGGAAATAGGCTAGGTGGAGAATGGCTACAACGTACTCTAGGTAATAAGTATAAAATTCATATAGTAGAAGATTTATATTCATATGCACATCTAGATAGTACTATTCTTCCTGTTAGAGAGGGATTAGTAGTATATAATGCAAGTAGGGTGACTCTGGATAATGAACCTAAAATATTTAAGTCTTGGGATAAAATTTGGATTAATGAATGTTATACACCTTCGGAGCCTCCTTATAGATTTCCATTATGGGGAGCTAGTGAATGGATTGGTATGAATTTTCTTAGTATTAATCCAAATCTTGTTATCGCAGATAAAAAACAAACAGAATTACATGAAAAGTTAAATGCTGTAGGTATTGAAACTATACCTCTAGAATTGAGACATGATAGGATTCTTGCTGGAGGCTTTCATTGTGTGACGTTAGATTTAAAAAGAAAGAGAGTCTCATAGTAGATGGCGTATAATAAAAGTAAAGCTAAAGGTTCGGCATACGAACAGAAAATAGCTAATTTATTAAGTAAAGAGTTTGATGTAGAGTTTAGAAGAGTCCCATTATCTGGAGCCATAGATTATCTAAAAGGAGATATATGGACACCACACGATACTGCATGGTGGCCCTATTGTATTGAATGTAAACATTATAAAGAGATTCAATGGAATAATCTGTTAACTTCTAAGACTACTAATATATTTGGATTTTGGGAACAAGCAGTGCGTGAGGCAGAAGTAATGAAAAAGAAACCTCTACTACTATTTAGATGGGATAGATCTAAAGATTTTGCTGCATATGATGATGATACAAAAGTTGATGATTATGTAGAAATTTCATCTTTTGGGCATAAGTTTAAAATATCTAGATTAGATGATTGGATTAAAGCAGTAAAGAAAGCTGATAAGTTACCTGAGTATAGGGAAGAGAAGTGACATAGCTATTGCTAATTTGTTTTATATTTGTTATATTTATTTATAAACACAGGAGATAAATATGACTAAATCATGGAATGATCTTGCAGATGTGCAAGATACCGACTATTCAGACTATAATAATCTATTAATTGTTGATGCTAATAATCTATCATACCGTTGGCTTCGTAGATCAAATCACGATTCTTTTGCAGATGACTTTATTCGCACTATAGAATCACTAGCAAAGTCATACCAAGCTAAACGTACTATTGTATGTTTTGACTTTGGTAAAAGTTATTATCGCATGGAAATGCTAGAAGACTATAAAGGCACTCGTACAAAATCTGATGATCCTGATGAAGTAAAACGTTTTGAAGAATTCTTTGCAGTGCTTAACTCTCTCCCAGATGAGATTCATGATGAAGTAGTAAAGTTTCGAGGTGTTGAAGCTGATGATACTCTTGCATGGATTACACAGAATCTATCACAAAACTACAATCACACTTGGGTTGTATCTTCAGATAAAGATTTGCTTCAACTAATAAAAGAAGATGTATCAGTATTCAATATATTTGGGCGTAAAGAAGTAACTCTTGAATCTCTACAAGAAAATCTAGAACTCACACCTTCTCAGTTTATGATGTCTAGAATTATTGAAGGTGATAAAGGAGATAATATCATAGGTATTGAAGGTATCGGTCCTAAGAGAGCACAAGGGCTTGCTAAAGAGTATAAAACTTTAGATAATCTATTAGCAGCTTTGCCGCTAAAAGGTCGTGCTAAATATATACAAAACCTAAATGCAGGCAAAGAAAGACTGATTAGAAATGAAAATTTAATCAACCTAAAGTACTGCACTGATGCTATTCTAGCTGGTAAAGAAGGGAAAGAAGCACTTGACCGATTATCAAATTTGTGAAATTGATATAGAGAAAAGTACTACAGCAAAACAACTAGAAAAGATCTATAGTTGTGAGTGGGGATTTAATCAAAATTCTACTATAGATCCTTTTTTTGTATTAAGAGCTTGTATAACTAAATCTGTGTCTTTTCCTGTAGGAAAGATGATTCCTATCCCTACAGGAATATACCCTCAAATAAAAAATCCTAATTTTAGTATAGAAATTACATCATTTAGTGATTTAGTTTATGAACAAGGTATTGCATTAGCTGATGGAATATCTACATGTGAGTATACATTTAGGAATGAAATATGGTTATTACTTCAAAATAATTCAGAACAAGTGCAAACCATACAGCCAACTCAAAAAGTTGCAACTTTTTCTGTAAATTATAGGCCACGAATGGTAATAAATTACGTCGAGCAGATAGAAGATATTGCTTGGAAAAATTCATCAGCTAAAAATTATATTCAAAAAATTAAAAAGAAAATTAGTCCTGAGATATATGATCTAACTCGTAATAAA